CAGGCGCGCTCTCCGTGGCGGCCGTTCCGCCCGGTTCTGGTATTACGAGGCCGCGTCGAGTACGCTTGTGCCTTTCGTGTGGCGGCCCGTCCTTGTTCTTGAGCTCTGATTTCTGATTCTCCGCCCTCTGGCTCTTTTCACCGAGGCGGAGCCGAGGTGACATATGGAAAAACTAGTCTTAGAGAGGGGGTTTAGCCGATATGGGTTATGGAATTATAACCGACGAAGGACTACAAATGGTTGACCAAGAACATGAGGGAGCGATGGAGATTGTTGACGAAAGACCCGCCACCGCCGAAGGGGAAGTAGCGTCTGTGTCTCGCTATGAGGTTGAGGGCGGGAAAATCTACGTCCGATACACCGTTGAGCCATTGCCTAAGACCAGCAAGTCTTTTGTGGATATACTGGCAGAAGCGGTTGCTAAGAGGATAATGGCGTAAATGGATGACGGGAATAAAGTTCCACAATAGAGAGATTAAGCTGGGGTTTGGCCGCCTCTAGCGTGGAGGCGGTTTTCTTTGTACGGGAGGTGTCATCGTGTATCACATCCGCATACTCGATAGAGATAGGCAGATACAGGCGATCCTCCCTGACGTGCAGTGGAGCTACACCCGGCGCATCAATCAGGCCACGGAGATCACCATCCAGATACCTCGTGAGACTGTGGGCGAGTATATTACGCCCGAGCATGTGCTGTTTGGGTTCTTCTCGCCAACGCAACCGATCGCCGTCGGAGCCGCGCCGGTATCGACCAGGCCCGACAAGGCACAACATGCTCAGATCGCCGCGTTTGTGCAGGTCTACCAGGGCACTCAGCTCAAGGCGAGTGGTTGCATCACAGGCCGGGAGATAGGGCAGATCATCACAATCAAGGCGATGACTGAGGAGATACTACTGGAGTCCAACATCACACCCGCACAATACGGCCGCGTATGGGACGGCTGGGATCTGGCAGACGTGGCTCGTGACCTCCTCGACGGCTGGCAGACGATCAGGGTCAAGGCGCAGAGCCAGTGGCAGAGCTACATGGTGGACAGCTCGCATATCGACCTCACGACTGAGCCAGGCGTGGTTATGTTGGCCAAGCAGGCTGATGGTCGCTACTATGAGAGCGGCCACATCACGCTTCGATTCGACAGCGGCGAGATCAAGGACTTCGTGCGCTGGGACCGTGTCCGCTGGTCCGCCGACAGCAACGATGTGGTGCAGACCTCGATCCAGGTGAGCTATGACGGCAGCAACTGGTCCAGCGAGATCGACGGCGGTTTGCCAGAGGAGATCGGGTATTACCTCGGTGGTACCCAGTCTCAGGTATATGTGCGGATCAACCTCCACACGATCGATACTGAGTCGGAGGACCCGAACGGACAACCAGTGGGCGTGACTCCGTATGTGTTTGCCGTAGAGCTGATCGGACGAACGCAGGGCCACCTCGTAGCCGGTAACATCCCCGCCTCGGCAGGTGTGACTGTCAAGGGCCTCGATGCTGACCATGCCAACGCACTCCAGGTGCTGATCGACGCCTGCGAGCAGAATGGCTGGGAGTTCGCAGTCTGGAACGGCGCGCTGAGTATCGCCGAGAGTCTGGGTGTCAACCGCGTGGCTGAGTTCGTGCTGAGGACCGGCACCAACATCGAGGTCACCTCTCTAGGCGACGATGACTCGGAACTGTGCAATATCCTGACTGCGACAGGACCTGGTCAGGGGATCAATCGCCTGGAGGTCACGCTGAGGGACGACGAGAGCATAGGTGCGTATGGCGACTACCCGCAGGCCGTAGAGTTCGACGCCTCGACTTTGACCGAGCTGGAGGCTGCAGCCCAGGACTACCTCGACACGCACAACACGCCCAAGACGCACTTCTCGGTGCGGGCCGCGTTTGACTGCGAGAACGAGCCTCAGTATGGCCTGGGCGACGTGGTGAGGGTGGCTGACCCTGACACAGGCATCATCACCACCACTAGGATCATGACCGAGAGCCGAGAGTACAGCGCCGGTGGTTTGACCGTACGCCTCGACCTGGGACGAGCCAGGCTCAATTTGCAGAGCGTGCTGGATGGGCGAGGGCGATTGCCGAAGCCGGTTGATCCGCTGACGCCAGTGGGCGTGTATGCCCGCGGCGTGTATAAGGGGCTGGTGGTCGGGTGCAGCGCGCCGAAGCTCGCCAACTGGTCTGTGACAGAGTGCCACATCAGCACGGCGAAGGGCTTTGAGCCTGGTAGTGCGACGCTCGTAGATTCAGGCAAACGGACGCGTTTTGACGTTCCAAACCTTGCACCAGGCGTGAGGTACTACGCGCGTCTGATCCACGTGGACACCGACGGCAGGCGATCCGAGCCTAGTCGTGAGGTTTCGGCGGTAACTCAGTATATTCGCACGGAGGACCTCGACCAGGCACCTCCTGATACACCTGTTTGGAATACTTGTGAATTCGTGCGGGAGATCGTCCTGCGCTGGCATCCGGCAGCCAGAGCTGCGGAGTATGAGATTCGAGAGTCTGATTCTGGCTGGGGTGAGGCCGCGGGGCGGATATGGCGAGGCAACGCGACGACCGTGACTCTGGCACCTACGAAACGCAGCCACACATACTACATCAGGGCTATTTCGGCTGCGGGCGTCTATAGTCTGGACGCCGCACCCATAACGCTGACTAACGCGACACCCAGCACGCCGCCGCAGCCAGCAGTGACGGAGTTCTTCTCATGCCTCTTGATCAACATCCAGCCTGTCGCAGACAACGACATTGAGACCTACTACTTGCACATGACGCCAGTGGACGATAGCGGCAATCCCACTGGCGCGACGCAAAAGGCGCCGTATCCGGCTGGCCGCGTCACCTGGAACGCCACGCCCGGCACTCGCTACCGCATTGAGGTCAGTGCGGCAGACGCTCTCGGCGAGGGCTCGAAGTCCACGCCGGTCTATGCTCGTACGCGCAAGATCGAAGGTGTGGCCGAGTTTGCACAGGGCCTGACGCCTCCACGCATACTCAGTAGCCTGCCCGCACTGCCCAATCCTGACTACCCGGAAGGCAGCCTCGTTGTCCTCACGACCGACCATGTGTTGTATCGCTGTACGGGTACCGAGTGGGACGCGTCAGTTGACGTCGAGCAGATCGTAGGCAAGATCAAAGCTGGCATGATCGAGGCAGGGGCAGTCGGAGCGCAAGAGATCGCATCTAAAGCCATTCTCGCCGATCATTTTGCAGCGGGGTCAATCGAGGCGTACGTTGCGGCAGTGCAAGAGGCTTTTATCGACTCGGCTCACATCATCAAGCTTGAGGCCAATAAGATCTCAACGGATGAGGCCAAGATCCAGGCGGCGCAGATTGAGTCAGTCAAGACTGAGCAGATCGTTGTTGGCGTCGACACGCCTCTGTTCAATGAAAGTAGCCAGTATAATGCAGGTGTCGCACCGGTGGTGGTCGACGGTACAGGTGGGCGGCTCCTAATCAACGACCAAGGGGAAACGTGGACTCGAAAATCGGACGGCAAGGTCGTGTTTCGGTTCGACGCAAATACGGGCGATGCGGAGTATGCGGGACAACTGGGCGCAAAGGTCATAGAGGCCGACGACTACAAGCAGGTGCCTGTGGTGGACACCTACAACGTGATGGACAGCTTCGACTCGTCGCACCCGCTGGAAATCCCGATCTATATTGACGAGGGCATGACCATCCACGATGTGCGGATCACGGCCAGGGGTATGAGGTATCGAGCGTACGCGTCGGGGGCTGTCGCAACAGGGAGCCATAGTCATGATGTGGTGATACCGAATCATACGCACCAGTTAGGTTCTAGCCTGCAAGGGACAAACACTTACTCGGCCTTAACTAACATTTCTATCGGTAATCACTGGCCCCACGAACACGACTTCTCTGGCAGTGATACAGTCTACGTAAGTGTATCCGGTAGCACTGATCAAGTTGGGGGAACTGGCTGGTATCACGGACACTCAGTGTCAGCAAGCGGCAGCGGAAGTGCTAGTATTAGTGGCACAACTTCAGAGGGCGGGCCAACATATCACTCAGTGACTGACCCTCAACAATACCATGATTTCGACTATCTGCACCCATATTCAGTGACCGGGTCTGGTGGGGGATCAATTCCGACAACCACAAGCGATGGATCACACGCGCACAATTTGATCTATGGTATATTCGACGACACGAGTGCGGATGGTGTCCCCAAGGGCGTTGATCTCTGGTTTTCCAACGCAGAGAGTCGTAGTTACACAAAGGTCGCCGATCTCTCGGAACCAGGGGCAGGTGTTGACGAGTTTCAATTGTGTAAAGAACTGGCACTCCCTGTAGACGAACCAGAAACAGGTTGGAAGTGGGTGAAATTCACCACGACGACGAAAGGGCGTGTATCAGTGCATATCGTCATTCGGGGATTCCAAGATTCTTGGGTTGCGTAAGGAGTGAGGAATATGGAAGTTGATCTTAACGAAATAAGGGAATTGGGTTCAGCTGAGAAGTTACATCGACTAGCCGAGGCCATCGAACAGGGCATGAGTGCGGTGATCATTGTCCACGACCGGAATGGCACAAGCAGTTTCACCTTCAATTCTACGGGCTACGAAGCCAGGAGAGCGGTTGCTGATACCGCTGTGGCTTTGGACGAGCACTTCAGAGCGCATATTCGGAAGCAAATCAAGGAGGTTGATACCAGATGAGTATACAAGTTTCGCGGCAGGGGTCTCAGGTTGTGATCAAGGAAACTCAAGAGGTGGAGGAGAGCCTAAGCATTAACGATCTCCATGCACACATTGAACAGTGCAAACGACACGAGGAGATGTATCGAGCCAAAGCGGACGAGTGGGCCGCCAAGAGAGTGAGGTATCAGCAGATACTCTACGAGGCATTGGGTGAGGAACTTGGTCAAAAGGGCGGATCAGAAGCAGGAACGCCTTCCGATGTGTAGAAATCTTCCTGCAGAAGCGGGAGGTGGTTGTGTGAGGCGGTTGACACTGATGGCCCTGCTGGTTTGCGTGACCTTGGCGCTATCCGTGTGTTGCTATGGGCAGGCAGCGGCGAACAAGGTCCCGGTCGTTGACACCTATAACGTTGTAGATACGTTCGACTCAGCTCATCCGCTGGAGATCCCTGTCTATATAGATGAGGGGATGACGCTACACGACATCAGAGTGACAGTCAGGGGGATGCGATACAGAGCGTATGCGGCAGTGGATACCGCTGACTGTAGTCATTACCACGGCGTTGATCTGCCTCATCACAAGCATGAGCTTGGGGGTGCTCTTCAGGGAACATTCACTGATAGTGCCTTGACCAACATTTCTATCAGCAATCACTGGATGCTGGAGTCTGAAGAGACGGGCGAATCGATCCACCACGTTGTGACTGATCCACAGCACAGGCACTATTTCGAGTATCTGTACCCGTACACAATGACCGCGGTGGGTGGTGGTTGCCACGCGACTACCTCGGAAGAGCTGCTACACTCTCATGGATTGATCTATGGGATCTATGACGACATCAGTGCAGATGGGCTGCCGAAGGGTGTTGATCTATGGTTCAGCGACTCGGATGACCGGAGTACCTATGTGAAGATTGCCGATTTGGCTGAGCCACCGGCGGGCGTTGACGAGTTCGAGTTGTGCAAGGACGTGACTCTTTTAGCTACTGGGTCCGGGTGGAAGTGGATTCGATTTACGACAACCACAAAAGGTCGGGCTTCGGTGCATGTGGTGATCAGAGGGTTCCAAAATTCATGGTTGTCGGAGGAGTGAGGTGAAGCGCCGTGCGTTCGAATCATGTGCACACGTTTGGTGGTGGGATTGCACATAGTCAGCAGCTTAGTTTGGATTTAGACCGACCCGACAAGCACAATCACGATTGGGAGAGTGTTGTGGACGATGATAGATTTGAACACACTCAGGGAGATGTCACCCGAAGAGAAGCTGCGCTCACTGAGGGTTGGGCTGACTAAATCATAGATACAGAACAAGACAAGTGCTAGAGCCGCTCCACACGGGGCGGCTTAGTTGTGTACTGATTGACGCAGGCAGGGGGCGGTGGACGTGACGGAAAACGGGCGAGTGGATCTCATAGCCAAACAACTGGACAGGATCGAATACAAGCTGGACAAGCTGGTCGATGACACCAACGACGACTTCGGGGCGGTTCACAGCCGCATCAACAAGGTCGAGAGCAGAGTCAGCAGAATCGAGGCTGTTGGCGCCTTCCTCCAGGTCGTATGGGCAGCGGTCGTTGGTGTTGTCGCTCGGAGGTGGCAATGATGCACTCGATCGAGGATCAGCTCATCCTCCATGAGGGGATGAGGCTGAGACCATACCGCTGCACGGCGGGCAAGCTCACGATCGGCGTCGGCAGGAATCTGGAGGACAAAGGGATCTCGCACCACGAGGCCATGATGCTCCTCCGCAACGACATCGCAGAGGTTACATCGCAATTGGAGCAGTTCGACTGGTTCCGGGCGTTAGGACCGGTCAGGAGAAAGGTGCTTGTCGACATGGCGTTTAACCTCGGCGTTCAAGGGTTGTCGAAGCGCCGGAAGATGATCGAGGCATTGAAGCGAGCTGACTACGAGGCAGCTGCGGACGAGATGGTCAACAGTCGGTGGTATCGGCAGGTGGGTGAAAGAGGGCGGAGGTTGGAGCGGATGATGAGGACGGGACAGGAGTATTAGGTGTGAGGCCAAAGGGCCTTATTTCATGTACGGGAGGTCAAACAGATGAGACAGTATCGTGGCATTGTCTATGTGTTGGTTGTCTTGGCAGCTCTGTTGTCGCTGGCGACGTTCGTCGTGCTGGCCGCTGAGGGCGAAGCGGACGATCCGTGGCAAGGGGTGTTGGTCACGTTTGGCGGCGTGACCCTGGCTTGGTCAGGCGTCCAGATGGCGCTGTTGCAGCTCCTAAAGAGTATAAAGGTTGGCGATGAGCCCCTGCTCAACAACTCTGGTCTGATCTGGCTTGTTAATGCGATGCTGGGCGTAGTAGGCCTGATTATCGCTGCTACACAGGGCGGTACGCCGCTTCTTGCTGCGGCTGTGCAGGCGCTGATCGCCGTATTCGCTGCGTCCGGTGAGTTCGAGGCATTGAAGAAGGCGGGCGTCGTCTCCTCGGGAAACTCGCAGAGCTCGTCCTAACCCTGCTGGCGGTGTGTGGTATAGACGTAGACGTGAAGAAGATGGACCACAGCCAACAGCATATCCGGCAGGCGGCATCCAGACGCAGGAGAGGGTGAGGCGAGGTGGCACGAGCATCGGACAACTGGAGTGGCGAGCAGTTACAGGCCCTGAGGGATCAGGGCCTGTCATATGATCAGATCCAAGAGCGCACAGGGCTGACCTACACCCAGATCAACAGCAAGCTGTATCGGTATAGGCGAAAGCTCGGCAAGCAGGAGACGCGAGAGACAGTCGACCAGCGGCCCTTGCCTGACCGCCTCATCTCTCTGTTGACCAAGCGCAGGCGCATGGGCATCGGACTAGACGAGCTGACTGACACGCTTGGAGTCTCCAGGCGTGTCCTCATGGCCGTGGCTCAAGACCTCTCCGATCAGGGATACACCATCACCGAGGCCGGAGGCGTCCTGCTCCTCGTTACGACTGTGGAGCCTACCACCAGCGAGCACACCGACGATTGGGACGGGCGGCGAGTGATCCGTTTCGGTGTCGCTTCGGACACGCACTGGGGAAGCAAATACCAACAAGCAACCCACCTCAGCCACTTCTATGACATCTGCGAGCGGGAGAGCGTTCCAACGGTCTATGTGCCAGGTGACCTCTCAGAGGGCATATACTCTCGTAGGCCAGGCCACATACATGAGCGGTTTCTCCACTCAGCGGACGAGGAGGAGCAATACATTATTGACCGCTGGCCTCGGCGCAAGGGCATCCGGACCCGTTTCATCCTGGGCAATCATGACGCCACGCACATTCAAAACTCGGGGCATGACATCGGGAAAGCGATCCATATCGCCCGGGAGGACATGGAGTATCTCGGTCAGCTCAACGCTCGTGTTTACCTTACGCCTAACTGCATCTTGGAGCTGAATCAACCGCTTGACGGCGCCGCATACGCCCTCAGCTATAGCCTGCAGAAATACATCGAGTCCATGCAGGGCGGCACGAAGCCGAACATCCTGCTCAACGGGCACCATCACAAGGCGATGTATCTGTTCTATCGCAACGTCCATGCGTTCGAGGCGGGCACGTTCCAGGCGCAGTCGAGCTGGATGAAGGGAAAGCGACTTGCTGCGCACATGGGCGGCTGGATCGTCCAGGTGACAGTTGACCGAGAGGGCACAATCGAACGGTGCGACAACACGTTCATTCCGTATTACAGGGTGATCGAGCATGACTATTAAGGGGAGAGAGGCTTAAGGTGATAATCGCTGTTGACTTCGACGGCACGATAGTCAAAAACCGCTGGCCCGACATCGGGCCTTTTCGTTTCGCAGCAAAGCCTGTGCTTCGGTGGCTCCAATCGCGCAGCCATATCCTCATTCTATGGACGTGTAGAGAAGGGCAAGCCCTGGGACACGCCAAGCGGTTCCTGTGGTCGCACGGTATATGTTTCGACGCCTGCAATCACAACATACCCGAGCGGATTCGGCAATATGGCGGTGACTGCCGCAAGATCAGTGCTGACCTATACATCGACGATAGAGCTGGATGGGTGTTCTGGCCTTTCATATGGCTGAAGATTCTGTGGATGGAGGCGAGGGAATGGCTGAGATCAAGGGCATAGGTCCTGACGCAGAAATAATCGAGAACGAGCAGGGTGGCAAGCAAAGCAAGGCTGTGGCAGCATTCCACCTCTTGGACGCCCCGACGATGATTCGCTTAGGCAAGGTGCTTCAATATGGCGCCTCTCGTTACGGGCGTGACAACTGGCGGAAGATCCCGTGCGAGGATCACCTGAACCACGCACTGGCTCACATCTTCGCGGCCTTCGCTGGCGACACACAGGACGACCACCTTGGCCACGCGTTCTGCCGATTGATGATGGCTTGTGCGACGGAAGCAGACGGGAGTTTAGAGAGGCGGGCGGAGTGGGGGGGTGCTGAAGCATGAAACGCTTGACCGCAACATGTATCCTATTTGTAGCCATTTTAATGGCTAGTGTCTCCTCGGTGTCGGCCGCCAACCTCACCGGCTCCCGCAACTACGGCGTGATGGTCGACGCGGGCGTACTCGAGATCCGGACGGGTTCGACGCTCGACTACGAGCTGGCGAGCAACCTATACCTGACCCTCGATATGCAGACGAGGTATAGTAAGGTGTCCAGGCCACTGAGTCGCTACGAGCTGTCGGTCAACTGGTATCCGGACTGGCTATTCCTGCGAGGTTGGTGTGTCAGCATCGGCGGGGCTGTGAGGACAGAAAAGGCTCCGCAGGTGTTCGTGGAGTTCTCGACGCCGTGGACGGTGTCAATCCCGAAGTGGCTGGGGTTTTGGGAATGGTGGGGGAAGGAATGAGATGTGAAGAGCCCGGCATCGCGCCGGGCTTTTTTTCTATGTACATCTATATCCTGTGTCTCGCAACAGCTTTCTCCAAGAGCTGTTCAGTGGTCTGAGTCTGATACACGTGGTTGATTCGTTCGTGGTAGGCTGCCTCAGAAAACGGCGCCTCCAGCTGCCTGTGGATCGCGGCGAGCAGTTCCCTGGCGAACTCGGTCGAGGTGCCCACGAGCCTCTGCGCGTGGAGTATGCCAGTGTTCGCATCGACCAGTGCGATGTAGAGACCCAGGCCTGAGCCGTCAGGCACCTGCTCGGGCATCGGCGGAGGCTCGGCGTAGATCCGGATCGAGAAGGGGCAGTCCGACCAATCCTCGAGACCCTCGATACGGTGCAGGATGAACAGAACAGGAGGATCATCGTATAGTGCCAGCTCGACCTTGCCCTTGCGTGCAGCAAGGATTTCCTCGTCAGACGGGTTTTTGAAGGCAAACACGAGCACGGGGCCTATGGCTGTGTAGTCAAACCACACGCCCTCACGCCAATGCGTCCTACCCGGGAAGAACAGCTTGCCGATCTCGGTTATGTTCATTGGTCGATCCCTCTCTCTTGCTATCGATTCTGATGTGCGTATATAGAGCATTGATAACAGCGGAATGGAATTCTATGATCTCCAGTCCCAAGGAACGGTCGCCCAAACCGCGCCGGTGCATGACTATGGCACACAGCAACTCAAACACCGCCCTGTCAAGGCGAGAATCCAACAATCGCCGATACATCGTCCGATTCACATGGTTCCTGATGCCATTATCGATGCTGTCAGATCCAATAGTTCCTCCAGGGTTCGGTTCGATGGCCCATCCCTCCTGGCGGCAAGCGTCGAGGGTTGCCTTGTCGGTGGCGGCGGCAAACTCGTCGATGGTCAGATTGCAGCCATCGAAAAGGACTGCATCTCTCCACATAATCAGGATAGGGTGATAGCAGGCCGCCTCGCGAGCCATAGCCTCAGCAATGCTCAAGGCGTTTTCTGAAACTATACAGGTGCGACCGCCCATGCGGTCTGGGAGTGAACTTCTCAAAGTATTCTCCATTGTCTCTCCTCCTCAGGGGCCCGGACTTGTGGCCGGGCTGCGCATTACCAGGGCACTAGGCCCTGTCACTCTGCGTCTGCTACCCCAGTGCCTCGGCCAGCAGCATCCGCACCATCTCAGCCCTCGACACGCCCTCAGCGTCGGCTCGGGCGTCCACCGCCGCCAGAAGGTCCTCGGGCAACCGGACCTGGATCGCCGGGCCGATCTCGGGGCGGCCAGGACCACGCTCCTCCTCGATCGGGCCGAAGTAGCGCTTGGCCGCCTCATCGTGGCCCTGGGCGAGGAGCCACTCCCTGGCCTCGGTCTCGCTGATGAACTCCCAGGTCTCCCTGGAGCCCTGCCACTGCGACCAGCGGTTCAAGACCCACCTGCCCCCCTTGGTGCGGTATAGGGCCTCGTGCGCCCACTGGCTGCCTGTGGCCTTGCTGATCTGGTTCGACCCGTCGAACCATGTATCCTCGCTGAACTTCTCGGCTGCGTCGATGTCGAACCATCCGACCAATTTCTGCGTCTCTCGATCATAAATGTTGACTCTGTTCATTTCCTCGCCTCCTCAGATTATCGGTTATGCCCTTTTCTCTCTAGTTCTGCTTGAGCAGCTCGGCTGCTTCGGGGTCATACTCGGATAGGATGTCTACGAAATTCTCTGGGTCCCTGATGTCGTCGATTATCATGTCGTAGTCCTCCCAGAGGGTGCCAGTCTCGCAGATGGCGATCGGGATCTCGTCGAGGCCAACCTCATTAGCCGCTGCCCATCTGTGGCTGCCGGTGATCGCTTGGTAGTAGTCGCCGCAGTCGATGACTACTAGCGGTCTGCCGTCCCAGCCTCGCTCCGTCATGCTGGCGATCAGAGCGGCGAGCTTCTCGGAGTCTCGAACCTCGTGGAAGGGTCTAATCCGGTCGATTGAGATCGTCTCGAATGTCATCCTGGCCGCCTCCCTCGTATTTCCGCCGTCGTTTATTACACTCTTAGTATAACCGACATCGCTTATTATACCAAACCCGATATAGGACGATTTAGGGCTATTTAGGGCGATTATGTGTTGATACCTCGGTTTTCCTGCCGAGCTTGGCCAATGTCTTGAATTATCAACATCGTTTATCCAGCGATAGTATAGGGTATTGCCCCACAAAGCTCCCAGCTACAACGCTCGGACCGCACCAGAGGCCTCCAGGAGGCTCCAGGAGCCGTTTTCTCGCAGGCTATACTCCATGCCCTAGGACATGCCCGATCGCCTCGCCTGCGCCAAACCGTGCGGCCGGCTCACGGCAAAATCATCCTCGCCAGGTTCGCGGTCGCGTGGTACAATGAGGCCACCCGGTGCCTCCTCTCGGCCCCGGCGGTTCGGCGCCGGGGTCCTCTCATATCCGCGAGTTGGGCAAAACTGGGCAAAACTTGTGACCACTTCTGACTAAATGCCCGCTCAAGCTCGTTTCATAATACTGGCAATTGTGTTACTCTGAGAACAACATCCCAGCTCAGGGCATTGATTTTGGGTAACGAAGCACCTGACTACGGATCAGAAGGTCGGGGGTTCAAGTCCCTCCGGGCGTACCAGACCAAAAGACCAGAGAGGACCGGTATTGACCGGTCCTCTTCTCTTGCTCTCAGTCGAAAATCAGGTAGTTACT